ATAAGCGGATCTTGTGGATCTAAACCTAGAGCATTAACTGCCATAAATTATCCTATTTTCCCATCCATCCATTTTCGAATAATTGCCTTTATTTTGGGCTTGTTTCGTATCGATTCTGCAATTCTTTCTCCATATTCAAGGTAGAAATTTCTTAAATTATCAGATGCTTTAGTCATCATCCATTCCCTAAATTGCAACCATTTTGGATTGTCTATTCCATAAACCTCTCTTGCCACCCAGCATGCTACTCCCATGCTCGCAAAACTGCCAGCTGCTCCAGCAAGATCTTTTACTCCTCCTGCAACTGTGGCAAAGTTCTGGAATCCATTGGGCTGGCTTGCTACAGCTTTAATATAATTTCCATAATTACTTGCTTGGTAATTTGCCAGCGTGTTGTAAAGCGAAGCAGAAATATTTGAAAGGCTAATCCCAGCATTTGGATCAGTTGTCTGATAGAAGTTAGCTGCTGTGCTTGCGCCTTGGCCAAAGTTACCAGGAAGCGATTGGTTGGCTTGAATGTAATTCTGGAACGCTGCGTTCTGTTGCCCTGTCCTAGCATTGCTAAGATTGTAGATGGAAGGACCACCAGCAACAAAACCAGCAGCAGATCCAAGCCTTGTCTGTAGCAAGGCATCGCGGAGTGCAAGATCGCGCTGTAGTGCGTCACCAGTTGTTTGGCCAGAAGACAAGAACTGAGAGGCTGCTCCGAATCGCGCAAGCTTACGAGCCTCGCCAGCAGCACCAGATTCAACAGCCTCCTGCACAGCAGGCGCGACACCAAAGATGTTGCCTCGAACTGTTTGAGCTGCGCGAGCTGCTTGTTCGTATTGCCTGCGCTCATCCGCACCAAGCGTAGAGCCAAGTCTTAATTGATTTAAAGCTTCTTGCTCAAGCTGGCTTCGCAAATCTTCAGTCTGTTGCGATGTCGTTGCAGGCAATTCTTCAGTTGCTAATTTCCTGTATTTATCGCCCAAGGCAACGGCAGTCTCGTAAGCTTTCGGATCAATCTGTTTTAGCTGATCGCTGGCGCGCTCCTCTGGAAGTTTTAGGAATTCCCTAAAAGATGTGATTTCCTTCTGCCCAGCGGTATCCAATGCGGTGATTGGCTTAAAGCCTGCAACCTGTGCCTGCGCAGAGGTGATTGCCTCGTTGACGCTTCTAATATCTTCGTTGAGAGTTTTGAGTGATGCCTCAAGCGGAGCGCGCCTAGGGTCATCGGCTTTTAACTTGGAGAGCAATTCGTTGGTTGAAACAATCTTGTCGTTAATGCCGACAATCTGAGTGTTGCCTCGATCAAGAACAGATTTGAGAGAATTTAGTTTTGCCTCGTTGTAATCATTTATGATCTGATCGTCGGAAACTTGGAAGTTAAGCTTTGTGCCAAGGTTGGACGCGCCATAGTTTCTGGCTCCAGATAGAGCAGATAACGCACCGCTCAGTCCAGTTGCTCCAGCCCTAATTTGGCCAGCAGCAGTATTCAGTTCGCCTGCTTGCTTGGTGTAGCTCTCGTCAAGCTTTCTGGCTGCTACTGCTTCTGCTGATTTAAATTCTTCGTCTGCCAAGTACTTGTTGTACGCATCATCGAAACTCTTGACCATTCCTGCTGGATCTTTTGCCGACATCGAATAAACCTTGCCATCATGCCTATGCGAATAGGTTGATGTTCCAGCAAGAAATTGGTTGTAGTTAGGAACTCTCGGACTTCCGTCTACATTGCCTGCGCTTCTTCCGCCACTCGGATAAAGTGCAAGAAGTCCAGCATCTCCACCAATACTTTCCTTGTATTGCTTATTGAAAAATTCTTCTTTTGATAATACTGCCATATTAAGCACTCATGTTGGGCTTGGAAATATTTGTTCCAATGGTTGAGAAATAATCGACAGGAGCTGCGCCTTGTGAGAACGCGACTTCTGGTTGAACTGCGCCATATGGGCTTTGCCCATAGAGGCGAGTGAATTGATTCGTCATTTGCTGGCCAAGACCCTTGTTCAAGGCAAACGCTTCTGGCGAGTACTCGTACTGCCTACGAAGCGATTCCAAGGTGCGCTGTGCGCCGTACTGGCGTTCCAGCTCAAGATTCGACCTGACAGATGCAGCTTGATCCAAGGCGGACAACTGCCTCTCCAGCTCCCTCTGCTGTGGCATGTATTGCATGCGAAGCTTGTTCTCAAGCTCGGCCATAGCAGGAGATTTTTCAATATAGGTATCAACGTTTTTACGATACATTTCAGCATTAGCCTGCGCTACTGCTGTTGGGTCTGGCGGTGGGGGCGGTGATGGAATTGAGGGTGATCCCATATTAGTTCAATGCCTTTCTCATGAATTTGTAGTAATCGTACTCCTTTGGTTGTCCTAAACGTTTAAAAATGATTCGCTTGCGTGGTCCGAATCGATCCAACAGGATCAATAGCAAGCCTTTGAGTGGGGCTACCGACTCAGCATTTCTAATACCACTAGTAGCACACAAGTCAACAAAGATATTGTCTCCATGCTCGTCGTGGACGTAGTGACCCACTTCAGAGCCACTATTAACGCACCTAGCCAGGGCAACGCCTAGAATCTCATCATTTCTGTTCCTTAATGTACCCATAAGTCCCTGTTTATCAAACCATGCCACCCACTCCCTAAAGTTAGGCCACATCGCCTCGGAAACGCCACTTTTCTCAAGAAACTCTACCTGGGTCATATGTTTTGCTGAATCTGAATTGTGTCTGGATTCGCTGCCATAATTACCCCGCGAATGGATAGCTTCCTGCTGGCAGCCTCAACCTTCATCTTGATATTGCGCCACTTGTCGTATGACCTAAGGCTATCCGCCCTGCGCTTGACAACCTTCGCGCTTAGTGTGGCTGGAAGTGTAAATGGAAGTGTCAATCCGTCAGGCGAGGTTGTGTCAACATTCGTGCCAAGAATAATATCGTTACCATCCGTATCCCTGCGAATGCTTATCGTCGCATTGGTAGATCCAGAATTGAAGAATTCAACCTCGTAGTGCGATCCGTACTTCAGCGCAAAACGATCATCAAATTCATACGCCTTAGTGACCACCCTGCTCGTATAGCCAGTACCAAAGTCTTGGAACCCTGTATTGATGTCAACTGAATCTGAGTCCTTATAATCCGTAAGGTGACCAACCCTTGAGTTGGTTGTGCCTACGCAAAGCTTAATTGTGTTTGTAGAGAATCCAGAAGTAAAGCTTGTCTCAACCATCCTTGCTGCTGCTACTTCCCACAAGCCTTCGAAGCAATTGAAGATTGAGTTGTACACCAATATGTGGCTTGGATTTGTTGCTGAATCTAGGGGTATGGCGAGGAGATATCGATTGTTGTGGAATGTGGCATTGCAAGTCTCAATAAAGCTTCTGTTGATCCTTGCGATGATGTCCTTAACTGGCTCGCTTATTGTCAGGCCAACTGTGGAGAAATCATCCGCCAAAGACCTTGAGACTGATCGTATGCCGTCATTCGCCAAGAAGAACACATCCTTGTTTACGAGCGCAACTGATCTGCCTGCGATACAACCAATCCTATTTGAAATTGTCTGAACAGTCCACTCTGCTGCGCTATTGGTAAGCGACAACACGCTTGTTCCTGATGTCACAGTCGTGCTTGGCGTGACATCAACTAGGTAAATCTTGTTCCTCTTAAACACGATGATTTGGAATCCGTAGAAAGGCTGGATTGCAATAATATCCTCGCCATCGTCACCACCCACAATAATTGAATTGGTTGTCTTCCATATCTCTGGATCGAGAATGTCAGAGGCGTAGAGAGTGTTGCGATATTCACCAGTGCCAACAGCAAATAGCCTGTTCGTGAATGACTTGATAAGGCGCAGGCCAGAAGGGGCGAGAGCTGAAAGACTTGCCGTTGCCGTTGCCGTAAAATGACCTCCTCCAGCTGGTGGAGCAGCTATTGTAACAGATGGAGCTGATGTATATCCAGATCCAGCATTTGTAACAATAACTCCAGATACTGTTCCGCCTGTTACTGTTGCAATTGCGCTGGCGGTTGTTCCATAAGCTAGGTTTGGTGCTCCAATTGTAACGGCAGCTGTTGACCCAGTATACCCCAGCCCCTGTGTTGATACAGTTATTGAAAGAATGCTTGTTCCCTGCCTATAGGAACTTGTTCCATCTGTAAACTGGAGATAGCTCGATCCGTCCGTCCAATATAATTTGTTGACCAACTGTGCGAATTCAATTTGATTTGTTGAGTTTACGAATGTTCCGCCAGTAGTCGAAAACGTGCTTGAACCTGTATTGTATTTATAAAGAGATCCGTTTGTGGCAAGAATAATTGTCTCAATGTTTGGTGTATCGAAATAGAACATGCCTTGAATTGTATTGGACGTAGAAAAGCTTGTCGAAACTGTCTCAATGCCCTGGCGAGTCTGAAGGTTACCATTGGGCGAGATGGTCATGTTGAGCAGCTCGGAGGCTGCGTTATCCGCAATAAGATTGGGGCTAATGCCAGATACCTGGCCACCATCAAAACTTGGCGTTACAGCTACCGACAGTACATCATCTGTTGCATCCGTGAAGTACGGCATGGCTTTAGATGATCTCTTCTAAACCAAGTTCGCCAAGAGAGGTTGGGGTGATCTGCTTCATTCCGCCAACCTGGCTCAATTCGTAGTTCGCCATAGAAGCTAGGTCGGTATTGGCAGTTTGAACGACAAGTTGTGCCTTTCCGTACTGACGCTCGCGCTCAAGGGCATCGGCATGCGTCAATGCGAGTACGACATGACTGACATGCGGAAGGCGAAGTTCGTCACCAATGGCGTTGCTGGTTGGGGGAAAGTCTACAATGTAGTTCGAGCGAGTAAGGCATTGGAGCTTTTCGATTACTTTTAGGGTAGTGGTGCTGGTTGTTTCGAGGGCAGGGTAAACATCAATTTCTGCAATACCTGAAGAATTGCGTCCCTTGAAATAATACGCCTGCGGTGTGCCAGTTCTGTCAATGTCGAGAAGATCGGCATCCTGCGATATAATCGTGGCAAGATCCATAGGGGTAAGTTCGTCATCTCCCCATGCAACGGATAGAGGTGTCTCTACATTTGTTCCGAGGGCTACTGTTCTGCTTGCTATATCTGTAATAGCATACGTCGAATTGGTAACAGTCTCACGCCAAGGCGCAAAGTTCCAAACGCGCCGATAGTTTAGGGCTGCTGCCTTTTGCAGGAACGTGATAGTATCAGCATCGGTCTTGCCGATCTTCTCGCCTGCAAACTGAGCGATTTCGGTGATGGTCATTTGCTGGCCAGTTGTGCTTCTAGACTGTCTACCTTGGCAGAGAGTTGTTGGATGGCTTTAATCATTGGTGCGATTAACTCGCCGTATCCAATGCTGAGAACATCATCGCCACCACTTATTTTGTGGTCCTGGAATCCGCCAAAGTCGATGCCATTCTTATCTAGAACTTCCTTGACCTCTTGGGCAATCAAGCCGTGATGATATCGATTGCGCTTCTTGCTTCCATCGTGAGTAATATTTGAAAGTTTGTATATATCTGGATTTGCATTTTCATCAAACTCAGGCGTGTAATACTCTCGCATATCCCATTTAAAATCAACAGGGCGTAAATCATTTACAAATTCAAGACCAAGCGTTGTATCTCTTACATCAGCTTTATCTCGAATATCTGATCTATTTTGAACTGCTCCATATGCATAAGTTGTGGTAGCAGAATCTCCAAGCTGAACTTGGTTTGATCCAGTAACTGTTGAGTTTGCACCAAGCGCAGATGAATTTGCCATTCCAGTAGCTATAAACATGGATTGGTATCCAACTGCTGTATTTGCTCCTGTTCCAGAACTATTTAAATATAATGAAGAATTTCCAATTGCGATATTGAAATTTGATGTCGTATTTGAATCTAATGATGCAGCTCCTATCGCAACGCAACTTCCACCTGTTGTATTTGAAAATAATGCCCTATATCCAAAGGCACAATTTGCCACTCCAGATGTACTTGATGCCAATGCTGAATATCCATATCCAGAATTAAAGCCTCCAGTACCACTTCCAAGAACAGATCCTGCTCCTACGGCAGTATTTAAAGAGCCACTATTACTACCTGTTCCTACTGTAATTCCAGATATTGTTGCATTGCTTGAAGATGTTAATCTGTTAATTGTTCCAGCGGTAAAATTGCATGAAGTTCCCAATGATCCAGAAAATGTACCAGTTGTTGAGTTTATTAATCCAGAATATGTTCCAGTACTTGAATTAATTAATCCAGAATACGTCCCTCCAGTAAGTGTTCCAGTAAGAGTACTCGCTGTTAATGTCTGAATTGTTCCAGCGGTCAAACTTCTTGCTGTTCCGATTGATCCAGAATAAGTGCCAGTTGAAGAATTGATTAGTCCAGAATAAGTGCCAGTACTCGAATTGATTAATCCAGAGTATGTGCCAGTACTTGAATTGATTAATCCAGAATACGTTCCACCAGTAAGGTCAGTTGCCAATGTGCCAGCACTTAATGTTTGGACAGATCCAGTAGTGGTATTTAGCGTGGCAACAGTTCCAGTTGTGCTATTAAAGGTTCCAATGGTCCCCCTGGTGCAGGAAAGCGTCCCAATCGTGCCAGAGTTGATGCTTAATGCACACTCAGGGTTGATTACAGCGTCAGCAATCAAAGCGTTAAGCTTCGTATTGGTTACTGTGTCGTTTGCACCAAAGCTGGTTCCTGCTGTAAAATTCGGCATATTTTCTCCTAGTTGTTCCTATTTTTGATTACGTCCCAAGCCATTGAACATATAAGGCCAATAACGCCAGAAAGGGCTAGTATCTTAGTCCTTAGATGCTCCAGCGCATTAACCTTATTAGCAATGTCCGCGTAGTTTGCAAGTGACCTCTCGACCAGCGCATAAAGCTGAACCTGACGCTCTTCCATCCTAGCGAGCTTCAATTCTATGTTCCAAACCTGGTCTTCGCTCATGGCTTAACTTGACCTGCGTCATGGGCTGCGCCCATGTCGCTGTAGCGTGGTAGCGCATTGTTGTCTTCGTGCTTTGGTGAGCAGGAACACAGCAAGATAGCGATGAAGAGGAGGGGCATTAGGGTAAAACGCTCGCAAGCGTGGTCATTAGGGTGGTTATTCGAGTATCTAAAAGTGCTAGGTCAAGATTTGGGCCTAGCGAATAAAAAGACATTCTTGCGTCGGAATAGCTTGAGCTACCACTTCCAGCAAATACTCCCACTAAAGCATTAACTCTTGATACAGAAACCGTTGTGTCTGTTGTATTTGCTTGTGAACTGCGAATAATTGTATTTGTGGATGAACTTCTTGAATGCCCCTTGAAGCCAAGCGTAATGCCCTCGCCCGCAATGCTTATTCCGCCAGCCGCTGACAATCTGTTTTTTATGTTTAATGCAGAATTTGTGTCGCATTGTAACCACAATCTTCCCAAAACCCCAGTTGTAGTTCCAATAAACATTCTGGTAGCTGCTCCAATAGTGGGGGCTTGTGTTACATAGCAAGAAATATGATCATTATCTACTGGAATAGAACTATTGTTATATTGAGTTGTAAGTGATTTTGTTGAAGCATTTCCAATCAATCCAGTTTTTCTATTGTAATCCCCACTAACAAAATTGTTGTTAGTTGGGGCAACACCAGTTAAAGGAATCAACGCACCACTTAATGTTCTTGCCCCAGCCATAATGCAAGCGTTAGTTAATGCCGTCCAAGTTCCATCAGCCTTGCACCCAACTACAAAATCATTAATAGCTACTTTTACTCCATTCTCTAGTGACTGCCCATCTGCTGCTTGTACTGCATTTATATATGTCAAAGCATCTGCATCGTAAATTGTTAATTTACCAGCAGAAATTTGAGATCCTAATCCTAAACCTAATCTTGACATATAATTAAATGCAATTCTTCCGCCTCGATCTATTGAATCGAAGCGGAAGAATCACAAGATTTAGGCAGCAGACTTGTAGGCAATAACCTTGCCAGTACCGACAGTATATCCATCAAACGCACCATAAATGGTGAGTCCAGCAGGGATAGTCGTGCCAGTTAGCGTGCCAGTATAGTTTCCACCTAGCGCACTAAACGTGGTATCGGCAAGAGTTTGAATCGCCCAAAAGGCTCCATCTTGCGCCGTACCTGTTGAGGTAGTGGCAACAAAGCCATATTCACCCTGGAATCTGTCTAATGCGCGTGACATTAGGTGTGCAGGGCAATTCTGTAAGAAGTGCCGTTAAGGGTCACGTTCAAGGAAGCAGGAGCGGTTGCAACAGTATTGACTGTGCCACCGCTGGAGCTTGCCGTAAACTCAATGACGTTGGTGAAGTTGGCTCCGTCAATTCGGATAGCCTTGTTCTTCGCTCTAACTGGACTGCGTTGAAACTCATTAGCCATATTTTTAATCTCCTTTACGACTCCAGGCACGTTTCACTTGATCCGCGCTGAATTCGCTTTTGAATCTACTGCCAAGTTTTTGTTCCTGGCGGTAGTACCCCTTCATAATATTTGTTTTATTAGACCCAAGTGGGTTGTCGAGGGGATCGCCAACGCCAACAAGAGCCAAACGTTGTGGGACAGTAAACCGCTTCAGGTACTTAGGGACCGAGTCCCTTTCAGCTACTGATTTTTCCAGTTCAACGACTGAACCATTTCTGGTATCGGTGTACTGGTAAACAGGCATTAGCTGTAGTTCTCCTCGTCGGCATTCTTCGCCAGCTCACGCATTTTGTCCTCCTCAGACATGTTGTCCTCTTCGTTATTCTCGGATTCGCCTTCGATCATGGCCTCATTGACCTTGATGTATGCAGCTCCGTTCTTAACCATTTGAACAACACCGCTGAGTTCAACTTCATCACCTTCAGAGGGAGGAACATTGTCTCCGCCATCATTAACTTCAAGCATCGACAGGGGCAACATGACCATGCCTTTCGACATTTTCATATCACCACCTTTATTCATTCCTTCTTTCATTTGATCTCCGTTGGAAGAGGCTGGGGAGGTTTTACCCTCCCCAGCTTTCCGAGGACCCATAGCGATTACTAGGGTTCCCATTTAATTGTTTAGCTGTAGTTCGACTTCGCGAAGATCGCGCGGAAGAACGTAGTATCCAATTGTTTGGCAGCATAGAACGTCTTAAAGGACGCTACTACGCGTTGACCATAGGGGTCGGATTTATCAGCAGCGTCAAGGATCGTGACCTTCGGTGAGAAGGGCGAGCCAGAAGCAACGATTGAATTCAGGCTGGGAACGCCGAAAGCGTTTCCGCCCAAGAGCAAGTTGCCGTAGACAGCATTGCCAGCAGTCGAAGCAGAAGCCACACCCGCAGCAGCGGTTGCAAACGTCTGAACGTTGGTGCTGGAAATAACTTTGCAGCCGAACAACGAACCAATTTCGCCTTTAAAAATGGCATCAGGATTCGAGTAGCTCGAAACCTTCAACCAATCGTCATCCTGCTGGAGGTCACGAATGACCGCAGGGTGAGCGACAAGAACGTAAGAATCCTTGATCTTGGGCGCACGGCTGATGAACAACGAAGTCGCACCATCGAGTAGATCGGTGGCGGTGATTGCGCTGTTAGCAACAGAGCTGGTCGCGAAGGTTGTGCCGTTCGTGCCGTTTTGGGCATAACGAGCATAGCTCTTCGTGGCAACGTTTGTGCCAGTCGAGGTGGAAGAATCTTGGATCAGCGCGCGGTGACACAGAGTGTCCGCATGCAGAGCAGCGTCTTCACCCAACTGTTTGGTGGCCTGGGCGAGGTGGTTGAACAATTCCGTCGCGAGCAATACGTCCGTGAGGACGACCTGACTGCCGTACTGCTGGAGGGTCGCTTCAACAGTAGACAGGGTCAACTGACGTTGATCCGAGCCATCGCTAACAGTCGTTCCTTCAGAGAGGGAAACGATCTTGTCAATCGCAGGATTGTCAAATTTGAAGAAGCGGATAGTTTTGTTTCCGCCAGTTTTCGAAGGATACGCCACCTTCATTGCGAATTGCTCCATTTGGAGCAAGGGTAACGCACGTTCCAAGAGCATCTTGGAGAAGTACGTCTGGAACTGTGCAGAGACAGATCCTGTAGTTACATTAGCCATTTTATTATTTTCCTTTTAAACAACTAACCTATTTTACGATCTATCCGCCTCTGCTGCCATTTTCATCAATTCACGCCCTTGCTCCTCCGAGGAGAGTTCGTGAAAAGCTTTAACGCGAGCAGGGCCAGAAGGTTGACCGCTTGCAGGTGTCGTTGCCTTTCTTAGTTGAGTCAATTCTGACTCATACTTTGCAATCTTCTTTTCCAAGTCAGAGGCAGCGTCCGCCTTGAGCCTCATCTTTGCCAATCCTACAGCATCATTGATTCCATTAGGATAGTTCCTAAGAATCGCGTGTTGCTGTAACAAGGTCGATACTGCTTTGTAGAGATTGGTCGAAGAATCCTTTAATTCTGGATTCGCTTCGACTTCTCGCAAAAGGTTTTGGTCCCAGGAGTTTTTCCATTCTGCCTGTGCCTTCTGCTCGTTCTCTCTCTTGCCAGCAGTCTCAATCTCGTTGGCTTTGCTTTCAGCGAGTTTTGCAAGATCATCACGGCCTTCATCACGATAGCTTTTTGCGGCTTCGCGATAGTCATCCGCGCTAAACTTGCTAGAACTTGCCTCTGTCTTTGCTGGAGGAGCTTCTTGACCAGCCCTTGCAGTCTTGGCTGCTTCAATAGCTTCTCTCTCAGCCTGGAGTCTTGCACGTTCCGCTTTGACATCGTCCCACTCTTTGGCGAGTCGAGACTGTGCCTTTTGGTACTTACTTTGCTTCTTTTCGGAAGCTGACTCTGACTTGGGTTCATCAGATTGCGTTGTTAAAGAGCTTGTTGATGTAGTTTCAGTCTTAGTGACTTCATCTACCACCGCATCATTCGATGTGGATTTTGGTTCGGCGTTTTCTGGAGTCGTAGGTTTCTCCGAGTTATCACTACTTTCAACCTCCTGCTTAACTTCTTTAGTAGCCTCAACATTATCTTCTGGTACTTCATCTAACCCAGCGTCAAATGCTGCTGCCATCTTCAGCATATCAAGTTCAGTTGGTTCTTTGGAATCCGCCATGTTGACCCTTTCTTTACACCGCCACTCAGGGAGTCATTCTGAATAACAGGTTAATCGACAGCAGGTTCATCGGCCCCATCCCTGCTGTCGAGGATGGGCGAGTTTTGTTTGGGGCTGCATAACGACTCAATTGTCGCCACACAACCTCGAAATCCTTTAGCATATCCACAAGCCTCTGCAAGTGAATCCGCATTTTTCTCTACTGCGGAGGCATTTTGGCGCAAGGTAAGGTTAAGAAGTATCAGTCCAAGCTTCTTGCCAGTTAAGCTGCCAAGGAATCCAGTTAACGCTCTTTCATCCTCCGCTTCCCACTTAGGCTCGTCTACCCACTCCTGGTGACGAATAAAAGCCATAATTGCGCGTAGTCTTCTCATACTATGTACCCCCAGCTATCGCCTTGGAATAAGGCCAGGTAATCGCCTTTGAAAGTCTCTGAGAGTGCCTGTCTTACTGCTGGAAAGCTAAAGTCGTGGCCTGTCATGCATCCACCCTTTCTTAGCTTGGGTAGCCAGAAATCTATGTCAGCACGCACACCTTCGTACCTGTGGTCACCATCCACATAAACCATGTCCAGCTCTCCATCCTTAAAGAACTGGAGCGCGTCTAGGCTTTTACCCCTGCTGTATAAAACATTCATTAGTGAAGATGTGCGCTTATGGAATGCTTCAAAAACATCTTCCATTGGGCATTGATGGCTTGCCACATCATTCGGATCGTAGCCATTCTCCCAGGGATCTACTGCCAATACTTCCTTAAAATGATCAGCTAGTACGACAGTACCTTCGCCACTATACGACCCAATCTCAACACACTTGCCAATCGCGCCATTCTGATTTGCCCACTTACAAAGTTTTGCCAAGCCTTCAGCTTGGAATGCATCGCGCATTACTGGTACTGCCATCCGCCAATACAAGCGGATGTAGCTATAAAGTCAAAGCTTAAATTAGCTTTTGATTGCTAGGGGCGAGGGAGTTATTGCGAGGCTGTCTAGACATGCGGTTCATGCGACGAGTTCCGCCTGCCACCTGGGAGAAGCTTCTGGCTGGACCAGCAGGAGCTGCGATGTTCTGAACTGCTTGGTTCATGTCTTGATTCCTGCGCATTCCCTGCTGAAGCATTTGGTTATAGTTCTGCATCTGCTGCATTTGTGGTGGAGGAATTCTTCTGGACTCTTGAACTCTTGGATTTTCATTAAGTGTCCTAATTAATTCCATTCTTTTATTAATTTTGTCTTGTGATTGGATCGGCTCCATTTGAGTAATGTTTGAACCTAACTGTGGCATTGCGCTACCAGTTGTTGCAATGGGTTGGTTGGGAGTTTGGTAATTTGGCCCACCAGGTACGCTTTGACGCATTGCCATTGCTTCTTCTAAAGCCTGCCTTCTATCTGGAGTAAGATTACGCATTTGTTCTGCTGAAATTCCTGTTCCGCCAATTGGCATTAGACCTGGCATCTCGCCTCGCGCTTGACGATCTGCTACCAATTGCGCAAGTGTGTTGAAGTAATCTTGATTTCGCATTAAGGATGAAAAATTAGGATTTTGCACCATGTCCATTGGACTCATGGTTGTTCCTGCTGAAGTTGTGGTTTTGGGTTTGGTTGCCATATTACATTACCTGTGGTTGGATTTGTTGCGGTGCTTGGCCTTGCTGTTGTACTTGTGGCTTGGCTGCATCGCGAAGTTGTTTCTGAATAGCCCTGGAGGTATTCGGATCAGTTTGTTCTAGCGCAGCTAAGTGCTGTTGCAAGTGGTCCATAAGAACCTGAACCGCACTCTGGTCTACTGGCTGCTGTCGCATTTGCGCTGCTTGGTTGAACGCGAAGAGAACCGATATGTGCGCTTTGTGATCATCGCTAGGCTTAATCGCGACAGGGAATCCTGTGGCCAGCATGGTCGCAATTTCTGTCGCTTGATCTTCAGCTTGATCGCCTGCTCCTGCTTGCGGGTCAGTAAATAGTTTTCTAACGAGACTAGGGTCATCTTGTTCAAGAACTGACTTTACCAGTTCTCCTTGGTTGATGTAGGGATTCCCCTGGAACATCTGCATGCGAGCAACTGATTTCTGCAATGCAAATTGGCGGTTGATAAAGTCAAGTCCGCCCTTCGGCTCAATTGAGTACTGCTCATGGATTCCTTCAGGAACCATCTGACCAGTATCGTCGGCATAACGGAACATCAAATCTTCCTTCGCGTACTGGACGTACAACGCCCAAGACTGACGGAAGAGGTGAGCCAAGCTCATTCGGAAGATGCGATTACGCAAATCACCAGAAGCAGCAGCCTGACCCTGCATCGCTTGAATCTCGGCAGCGGTTTTTCTGTCAGCAGAATTAAACTGCGAGCCAGCACCAAAGTCAGCGTTACCCATGCGATTCTCTGCGAGCTGACGCTCTTCAAGCATCAAACGCTGGAAGTCGAAGGGAGGTTGGCTGAACTGGACAGGCTTTAATCCCTGCGGAAGGATCTGGCCAGGCTGCATCCTCAAGTTCGCTGTGTTCAGCGATACTGGATTCTGCGCTTCGAAAACAGGGCGGTTGGCCAGCTCTACATAGTCAGAGAGCGAGTTCTTGAGCTTGTTTAGGAGGTTTTCGCCAGGGAGGAGGATTTCAGCTACCCCGCGAGGACTATACCAACCGCCACCTGTGATTTCATATGGGAAATCAACAAACGGAGGTTCGCCGTGTTCGTATGGGAGGGTAAAGGGTTTTCGCACGTTCTCGTTGACTACAAGAGGGGAGAATGTCTCAACCAACCATCCGTCCTTCGACGGAGTGTACATTTCCCACAAGATGATCCGATCTTCCTCTGCTTCCTGCGTGATGCCTTCGCGACGATAGATCTCGTCTTGGATCTCGCTGCGAAGTCCAACAGCGTTGTTTGGCTTGCCAGCAATTGTTTTGATAAAGTTTTCGTCCTGCTTGTAGAGAGGGTTGGTCTTGTAGCTATCAACGGAAGTGGAAATGATGTGGACGATGAAGTCTGCGTCTTTAAGTTCCTTGGTGTACTGAGGAACAATCAAATGAAAAGGATCGATAGCTTCGAAGCCGATCCGCTTGTTTTGATCGTCCCAAACAACCTTGGCAACACCGCGACCATAGAGAAGCAAGTTGTCGATTACAGACACAATCTCTTTCTGGAAGTTAGACTGCTCGCGCATTTTGTAGTCAAACCAACGCTCGGCAGTAACAGTAATCGGAGTCAACTGCTGACGCATTGGAACGAAGCTGGAAAGAATGTCGTTGCCAATCGCGCTGTTGACGAAGGAGGGCTTGAGACGCTCAATCGCTGTGTCGATCAACTGAACGTGAAGGTCGGCTGCTGTAGGCCAAGGCTTGACCTTACGGCGCACTCCAAAGTAGCGAGCTTGATAGAACAACCGCTGGCGGTTCTCCCAGGTTTCGCGCTGGTTCAGACAATCAATAATCCTCTGGTAGTAATCTCCGCGACGATTGTTCTTCTCTTGATTAGTTGCCATATTATTTATTTCTCTCAGTCTTTAGTTCATACGAAAGATCGTTGACAGCATTCAAGGCTTTCCTTGCCCATTCGCGCGTACCAGGAGTACCTCGACGAATCTCAATGTAAGTCGGATCTTTCATTAGCTCCTCAACTATCCCTGTCGTGTGGGTTACTGGTGTCGTTGTTGCGCATCCACCAAGACTCACCGCGCAGATCACTATCAATAGCTTTACGATTGTCGCGCCACTCGTTCTCAAAGTTCTGAGTACGCTTCTGCTGCCAACCTGGAATGATGCGAAAGACGGCTGCGATGATCTCAAGGATTGCACGCAGCACAAAAGATTATTTAATATTGAGCCCAACTGTCTTCAAGAAATTAACGATCTTTTCTAGGAAGCTGTCATCAGCGGGGGTGGGTGTCAGTTTAACAATAATGCGAGCAGCAAGAACGATACCGCCTACGGCAGCAACGATCTCTTGCCAGTTTGAAGTAATCCAATTCCAAATATTCATAGTTTATCCTCCTGCGTCAAAACCTGCCATGACAGGGTCGTGCGACTCCATCATTTGGTTTAACGTCTTCCAAGTTGGCCGTTCCGTGGGGAAAGTCAAGTCCCAGCGGATATTACCACCATCCAGGCACAATGCCAAGGCATCCGCTCGATCAGGGCTGGCGATACCCCTACTTCGCAAGGAATCCTTAGATTCGACCCCAAGCTTACCCCTGCTGTTGGTCACAGTCCTGCGACAGGTCAATTGCGCCATTAGTTCGTCATCATCCTCTGGAAGGATGATCTCGCGATCCCCAATCTTCTTTGACATGTTAAACCACATCTCAGCCGACTTGTTGGTGTAGGCATCCGCATCGTTAGGCGTGCCACCAAAGTTTACCCTGTTCACCCTCCAGCCAGCCTCGGCCAGGGCATCGCACATAGGCATACCCAATCCACTCGCGTCCGCATAGATGTCTTCTGGCTTTAACCCAGCCTTCTTGAACTCGACGATGAACTTGCCAACCGCTGCCATCGTGTCCTTATCGCGCCATGCGATGATTGGAAGGATCTTGTTGCCATCTCGAATGCACAAGACGTTGCAATCGCCACCTGCTGCAAAGTCTACCCCAGCGGTCCTGCTCCCAGGCTTAAAGTCAGGTGGGCTGTTCTGGCAGCCTTGGAGGGAGTTGTAGTTAATGACTAAGCTTTCCGATCCGATATCCACAAACTCGCCATAGACCATTGAGCGAGTTAGGGGATGCTTCTCGCCGTACCTTTGCAACACCTCGTCGATCTGCGCCTTGGTAATGTGTGGGCAGTCAAAAGCTGTTACTGTGTGCTTCTTCCACATCGCAGATTCCTTGGTGAATGCGCGATAGAACGCGCCTGTACTCGCACCAGGGCTGGAGGCGAGCAATACGCGAGTTGGTTGGCAACGCCACAGAGCTTCGAAGAGTGGATCTGGAATTGACTTGGCTTCGTCCACCACAATCAGCAACGGCATGGTGTCGTGGTCATCGGCATGGAACCCTTCCGCTCGCCCTGGGTCTGTCGCGCTGTAACCAACGATTCTGCTCATCGTCCCATCTGGAAATATGTAGCGGATTTCGCCTGAGGTGACTTCCCAATTTCCGCCTACTCGCGCAATGTGCTTGCGCAGGCTGGGCCACAATTGTTTCTCGACCTGCCTCCAAACGCCAGCGGTTGTCGTAGCAATGCTTCCCTTAAAACAGAACGCATGCCAAATTAAAATGGAGGCGATTACTGTGCTGGTCTTGCCTGATCCGTTGGCTGCTTTGAGCGCAACTCGGCAATCTTTGTCTTGCAAGTCGCGTAAAACCTTTCTCTGCCAATCATATAACTCAAGTCCAAGTACATGTTTTGCGAATCCTGCTGGTGATTGGATTTCCGCTAAAATCTCCTCTGGTGTGCGCTTGGGTGGTTTGGTTGTTTTGCCCACTATAGACCTCTTTTTATTTTGTGTCGCAAATACTTGGGGGGGTATAGAGATTTTTTTATGGGGATGGGGGGGTAGGGAGGGGCGTCGTGGTATCCCCTACCCCAACCTTGCGCGGAACTCTCCTGCGCATCGGAACATGTCGCCTGCGCCTGGGAGCTGCGATGGGTTCAGGATTGGGTTGGGTTTGCTGCTCAACTTTTGGCTCGTCTTTATTTGTCGCACAATAATTCTTGTATTTACTTTGCGTCTTGTGTAGCTCAATTGCATCATTCTTTATATCAATCACTTGTGCAGGCTTTTCTTTTTTCGACAGAGATCCTGCTAATATCTGCGCCAACCCCGCGCTCAATCCGTGCTCAACGCTGCCATTCACTTGAACGCGCGCGCTGGGGACCGAGTAAAGATAGATCCGCTCGGCCATCCAGGCTTTCGCTTGCCAGCTCTTTTGTCCTGCCAGCTCTATGTCGCGAAGGAGTGCCAGCTCATGCCTTTTTCTAGCAGTCTCCACCCTGCGCGCAAAGTCTGGCTTGCGAGTGCACCAGGATTTGATCGTGCTGGGAGATAGTCCTACCAGCGCGCCAGCCTTCTCAATAGTGAAACCGCTACGGCAAGCGTCGATTACCTCCTGCGCGATCTGATCATTGTATAGGGAGGGTTTGCCGTTTTTCCCCTTGTCTTGTGCGAGTGGCTCAACTTGTGGCTTGTCTCCTGGCATCGCTTCCATCCCCTTATTCTACCATAAAAATATATTTTAAAAATCCCTTGACTATGCCAGCGGTTTGCGTATCTTAAGAGGATGAATAACACACTAGCCAATACCGAAGCGAGCGCGGTTAAAGCCACTCGCAAAACATATTCAAAACAACTCCATACCTTTATTGAGGATGGCGAGCCTATGAAAACTATTGTTTATGGCGGACTAGTTCACTTAAACGATGCATACGGCAATATCATAATTGAAGATATTGGGGAGGGAAAATACAAGGGAGGAAGATATATGCTAGTAATTGGCGCGGACAGTTGGGTATCGGATAACCTAGCTGAATTAGAAGCAATCCTTTTCCCTTGGATGGAATCTGAAGGATTCGAATACGATGAGGAGGTCAAATAATATGAACAACCTGCCCCAAACTATCGCAATCATCTTCTTCGCTGGAATCTGCTTTGGGTTCATCATTGGGAGGATTAAATAATATGATATTAAAAAAGTTAAATGGAATAAGTACTTTCTATTTCACAAAAGATGGAAGTTATGGCCCATTGGAAATTGATTCCGTGGTAAACGTCAAAAACTTTACTAAAACGGACTGGCAAAGAATAGAGCAGTGTTGCGATTCAAATCGTCAAGAGTTGGCACAATTTATAGAAGAAAAGAGAAAGGGGATTAAATAAAATGATGCCCCCACTTGTTCACCTAACCCTATCTTCCTCCAACGTGAAAACTGGAAACATTCCAGTTTCAGGAAGTGGAAGCTCAACTTGTCCTGATGCATGCCCATTAAAGGAGAAAGGCTGCTACGGCCTAGGCGGTCACATTCGCTTCCATTGGAACGCAATTGACCGCGCGGATCGTGGCACTACTTGGGAGGGATTCTGCGAATCCGTCGCCAAGCTTCCCCAAGGTCAATTATGGCGACATAATCAAATCGGCGATCTACCTGGTGACAATAACTACGTTGACGGCGATCTATTGGCCAAGCTTGCGCGAGCCAATCGCGGAAGACGTGGATTCACCTATACGCATAAACCAGTATTAGAGGAGCAGGATAAGCACGCTGAAAAGAATCGTGACGCGATAGGCGCAGCGAATAAGGATGGGTTTGTCGTTAACCTTTCAGCGAATGGCCTAGCGCATGCCGACAAGCTGGCAGCCTTGGGGATCGCTCCAGTAGTTACGATCCTGCCAGCAGGAACGGAAGACAATACGCAAACCCCACAAGGTAGGCGCGTTGTCGTTTGTCCTGCGCAAAAACGTGATGGGGTGACGTGCGCGACATGTCGCCTTTGTTCGCGTGGGGATCGTTCCGTCATCGTGGGATTTATTCCTCACGGCATGTCGAAAAAGCGCGTGGCGCAGATTGCGAGCGCGTCATGACATATTACTGCGTTTACAACTCATGCGGTCAATTCTTCGCGCGTTTCACTACGTTCCGTCGAGCGTCCTTGTGGACGATTCGAAATGGGATGGAATGGACGGCGATAATAAAAAAAGAAAAGGAGATAAGAAAATGAAACACACTACAAGAGCAGAAGCGATAGAGGCAGCCCTAGGGAAGTTCCCAAAGGCTCGACGAATAGCGGTCGAGAACGCGACGATGGGCCAAGAGGATTCGATGATATTTCGAATGAACTTGGCACAGGACCGCGGTTGCTACAATTGGAACGCGCAAACCATGAGCGCAATCAATTACGTTATGCGCAATTCATGCGCGAGAGAGGAGGTGACGGCATGAATGATACGTGGGTATTCGTGGGAGGGATTGCCCTAGGGTCAATCCTAGTCGCAATAGTGGGAACGATATTGGAGAATAAATAAGTTTCCCCTCGCCTTTCCCTTTAACCAGGGGAAGGGAGAGGTGAAGCGATAGCTAAACCTAAACAACGGCAGCGCAGCAATGCGCGAATGAATAGAAAGGGAACATATGAAAACTACACACTCGCAGTATATACAGGAATTGCAGCGGTATCAGGACGACATGAATTACTATCTAAGCGATAGTCTCGACGACATCGCAACGTTGGCCAATGGAGAACATGACGCGCAGTATTATAAGAATGAGTTAACCCCCATAATCGCAAGGTTGGCGCATGTCAACTTCATGGTGCAGGCAATGGGCAAGTGCATCCAGAATATTAAGTCTAAGCAGTAGTTCACTATCCCTTCCAAGTTCAAACCTTGGTAGGGATTTTATTATATTGACCTAATCACAATTTAAAAGAGAATCGAAATATGAGTGAACTTACCGAACAAGTGCGCGCCTACTTCTCAGCAATGGGGAAGAAGGGTGGGAGCGTGAAAGGGTCAAGTAAAGCGCGGACTAGGGAACAAGCGCAGCGCGCGGTATCTGCTAGGTGGGCGCGGTATCGATTGGCCAAGCAGGCAGACCAGAATGGTGCTGGACAGAATCCTACAGAATCTTCCCCATAAGGAGGGAAAAATCAGAAATTGCCCCATAAGGAAGAAAAATCCGAAATTGGAAATCTAGGATTTACAAAATCAGAATTTGTCCCATAAGGGATAATAAATCAGATTATTATTTTTTTACAACGTACATGACTACGTTGCTTGTATCTTGTTCTTCAAACACATTGTTTCCATCCGCATCTAAATAATAAATTGATCCGCTCCTTGTTGGATTGCCTAAAACTATGGCGAGCCAATCAAAATTATTATGCGTGCATGGAGAATGTCTAACCTTTATTCCGCCTGTCTTGCTTCCAGTTATATGACCAGTTTTAACTTCCACCCTTTTAAGCGATCCATCATTAAGCATAGTTATTAGGTCGCATGTGCATGATGGACTCATGGATCTAAACACGCTGAACCCTCTGGACATAAGATCGCTCGCCACATACAATTCGTTTATTGCTCCAGTCGTGCCAGAGTTGGCGATATAATTGTGAGCTTTCTCTTTAATAATCATTTACTTGCCTATTGAAACGCAGCAGGCTCTATTGCCTAATTCAAGGTCGATTAGCTTGGATTTGGCGTTTAAAGGCGATTCTTGAGGTTTCTTGTGGTTTATGATGCTTTTATCATCCCAATTACAAAGATCGCGTGGCGAGGTTCCTGGGTGGCAATACGTCGATTTTAAAGCCTTTTTAGTTTTCACCTAATCACCAATTCTTGCATGACCAAAAACGTGGGGTTAGTTTGCTTGGCTTATCTGAGTCACACTTGTGCCTAGCCCTAAAGCTGCGCCTGCGGTCAGGGTTACCCTTCTTGATTGTCATCTTGGGGTCACCATACCTAATGGTTTTCGACTGCCCATTCTGGCAAGCCCTTACCACAAACTTCTTGTTCGCACCAGGAGTGCGCCTCGGACTATTGCAGGGTAAGTCTTGTGTACTCATAGCTCATCAACCTCGTCATTGAATATATCTGAATCCTTTAGCTCTGCCAGATCTTTCTGATGGCTGGAAAAGAATTCTGACAACTTAGCCATCGCTAGGGTGATCTCAGCCCACTCATGCTCGAAAACCTCGTAGGAGCAGTTGTTGCTCATGTCATCGACCAATTGCCCTAGCTGCCTGAGAACGGCATGTAGCTGTGCATTCTCACGCTGTAGCAGGGCAAGGAAGCGGTATGCCTGCTTGAGCAGCTCTCTATCGTGGCGCGAATCCACCCTTTTTCGCTTTCATCACCTTATACACCCTGGGGGATATTGTGCTTTTCGCTTTGCTTCTGCTGATGCCAGCCTTACGGCGAGCGTTGATATTGGCGTAGAGTCCTGGCTTTGAGTTATTCATTCGCACATTGTACCACACCCATCCACCCACCACCAAGCCTTGGCAGGTTGGGGCGGTGAAGGCGGTGAAGCGGTGATGCCACCCATGCCGTGTCATTTCTTTTCTGGTCCCGCTGCTTTGAAGATTCACTTCGGAACACCGCAGGTGAAAGGGGAAGGGACGGACTAAGGAGTCCCTTTCCCTTGGTTCCTCCGTGGGTTCTGGTTCTTTATATATATAGGAATGACACTAGTGTAGAAGAACCCATTTTGACACCGCGAATTGACACTTCAAAAAACCGACTGATTCGCGCTATATAACCCATTCTCCTTGAGCATCTTACCAGCTTGTGTCATGCGTTTTACATGCCTTTTGGCGGTTGACTCCGAAACTTGGAACTTTTCCTGCACAAATCGGAACAGGTCGCAGGCCGTGAACTCGCGTGAACCCATCTCTTTTAGAAGCCTTGCATCACCTACCAGCTTCTTCTTTCCGCCAGTTTGTTTAAGCTCATCAGGGTTCAGGTTGTAGTTGACGCTAAACATGGGGTACTTCCATTGCACTACGAACGGATCGACAGGTGGGAAGTTACGCAGGGTCATCTCGCAGGTGAACGTCTTCTCATCCTCCTCATGTGCCGTAAGTACTACGAGCGAGTCTGGATTGCGAGCAAAGACACCGCTGCCACTAAACCGATCAATCGCCTCTGCGCTGGACTTGTTACCCTTGGAGAAGTGATGGGATAGGATTACTGACAAGTTATAACGAGTTGCCAAGTACTCGAATTCATTCATCAAACCACCCATATCCCCAGCGGAATTTTCGTCCCTATCCCCCATCAACATATAGTTAGGGTCAAGTATAATCGCTTGGTAACCGCGCCCCTCGATATGCTTCTCGATGATTGGGCGGATCAATGTCAAGTCGGCTGCATATCCTCTGAGCGTCCACACATCAAAGTCATCCACCTTCCCATTCAATTCCTTGGCTGCGATTACGTCAGCGAGTCGCGAGCGGAACGACCATTCCTGAATCTCAAAGTTAATGAACAACACCTTGGCCTTGGTACACTTCTGCCCCCACCAAGGAGTGCCTGAATGTAACGAAAGGGCTAAGTCAATTAGACTCCAGCTCTTGAACGCCTTACTCCCTCCACCCAGGAGCAACTTACCCCCCTGGTGCAATATCCCCTCGATAAGCACATCTGGCTCTTTGATGTTATCGGTCAGTAATTCACTATACGTTTTAATCGGTGGCCATTGGTCCACGGATGGTTTCAGTCCTAATGCTACGGCTGGCTCGATCATATTATTTTCCCTCCTTGCAGAACCAAAGCAGGCTCTGTATTTTCTCATCCCTCATTGCTCCTGCCATCCTTACTGGCTGGCTCGGTTTAAATGTTGCTGGGTCGCACCCCATCGGAACCAAGAACGCTTTCAATTGCTTCTCCCACTCAGGATTCGGTATGGCATCAAACCAACCATGAAGACTCTTGCCTGCCGTGTCCACAACCGCATAAAGCTTCATCTTGAATAAATCGCGCATAAGCTGAAACACCGCGCCGATCTCTGCCTTCGACAGCTCATCACTCTCCACCACCAGGAATCTGCGAACCTCGACATTATCATTCGACCTGCTGATCGTTCCATCCTTGAATGCCGATCCAGTAATGAACTGCCCAACTGGCTCATCCAGCTTCAACCACTCGGAAGCAGGTCGGAAGTTTTGCGGATGATTGCCACTATCCTTGACCGCTCCGATCCACACGATGTCGTTGGGCTGGAATAGCGAAACAAATGTTTTGTACTGATCGCTTGGCTCATCCCCAACTCTTGCAGGCGATTGGTCAAACATATCGGATGGGTCCCAATTATAATGTGCCAAGTACCTTGCTCGGTTGGATTGGGCAATGACCGCGATTCGCTGGATTATCTCACTCTCAGCATCGCGTTCTATAACTAGCTTCATCGGATTAGTTCCGTTGGTTGACATCGGTGCGACAAGCGGTCTGTACAGCGGATCGTTTAAAATTAATTTGCGCAGCTTATAGTTCGCCTCGCTCCTGAATGCTTGGCAACTTGTATGCCAGCAGAAGATCGTTGGGACTGAGTCAACGAATACAGTTGTGTCCCTCACCCTCGTATTGCTGGTGTGCGCTGCCTCTCCTGGGCAACGGCATAGGCCGTGATTTTCCGATTGCCATTCTACTGGTCCGACTACCGATTCAGCTTTCGTTTGTGGTGTTATCATTTCGGCATTGTTCCTAATAAAATTTGAAGTGCAACAACAATCTTTAAAAACATCCCCTTTGTTTCATGCAAGCACACACACAGCAGGCTCAGTCGCAGGATCTCCCTGCGCACCATGCGGGGATTGATTAAACCTTCTCTGACTGCATCGCCTTCTTGGCGTTCTCCACAATCATATCGGCGGTTATATTGCGAAGAGCGTTACACCAATACTGCGTCAAACTTGTTTTATTCTTTGCGTCCTTGCATTTGGCCTGCGGTAGCGCGCCATGTGGCCTGCAAGGGGCATGAGGGCAAACGTCAGGTGCGAATACTGGATACGACTTAGGATAATACTTGCACCGATCCATTGGGTCGTATGACCCCCATAGACTGACGCACGCTGTATCTAATCCTGCTGCCATATGGTTGACAGAGCTGTCAGGTGCGACAACAAAGTCAGCATCATGCACAATTGGGAATAGTGATCGCACGCTGGATGTCGCGTTGAATAGATCGACAACTCGCGGATGATCGACATGAAAATCGATTGCTCGATCCAAGCCAATGATTACAGCGTGATGTTGCGGAAACTCTTCCAGCAACGCCTGCACCGCCAGCTTGCCTAACTGAGGCGGATAGGTGCGAGTAGGACCAGAGGACGAAACGTGGTAGACAAAGTATGGGCTGGGCAATGGCAAGCGTCCCATCTTCTTCAGCTCCTCGTAGTCAGGCTGGACAACGTATAGGTGAGGACGTTTGTACTTAGGATCGACAAGCTTAACATCTCCAACCTTGCCAGAGATGTCCGCCACAATCCCCTCTGCTCCCATCCAGTTATAAATCCTATCGTAATGGCAACCTGGTCCAGTTCCTAGTTCCGTATTGCCAACCTTACCTGAGAACAGATCATCGAGCGGAACATGCGCTGAGTATGAATCCCATGCTTCCTCGGTGGGTGGCAGCGGATATACATTCGCACCCAGGCCAGCGAACAACGCCATGTTGCGAGCAGGACAATAGATATCGACTGTACCTCCAGAGGTGTCCACTAGGTAACGCACAATTGCCGTGGCCATGATTGCGTCACCGATTGCACCAGCTCGGTATACGGCAGTCGACCCACCCTCAGATCTCCCAGGGTAGTACGGCTTGATCTTGTGCGGAACAGGGATCGCCTCGTTGAACGGAGGGTTGGTCAGCTCGTCAGGCAGGATGTAGCTACAACGTGGCCACAGTTTATTATCGTCCACAACGTGGACTGCTGGTGAATTATTTTTCCATAGTTTCATTTGTTATCCTCCATTACTTGGTTGATGCATCTGATGATTTCTGACGCGACTTGCGGTACGATGGCATTTCCGAGTCCTTTAAGTTTAGCCACCCTATCGGATACCCCATGAGCCAAGCGACCCACTCTGGGTTCAGTTGGCCAGACTGCTTCCCCTGATTCTCCTCGTGCTGCACAGCAACATCGAGCGTGTCCCTGGAAATCTTTCCGTTCCTCATTCGCCCCCCCCTGTACCCACCCTTGCCGTCTCGACTGCTCGGAGTCGGCCATAGTCTTTCCGCAGAATGGACAGCATCCTTCAACTTGACTCCCCACCTTTCTCCCTTTTGATTCTCCCTGTACCACCCCCCCCCATATTGGTTGCTTGACTCACTCCACCCTCCAAGTCGCAGGCCCTCGGAGTTGGCCACATTGTTGTTTTTGTTACGTCCGATAATCCAGACTCTGTTCCTCCTGTGCGGGGCATCGACACCGCAAGCTGGAATAATGATCGATTCGACTTCGTAATCTTCCGCTTCCAAGTCAATATGCACTTGGTCGAGTTCCATATTGACGATCCCAGCAACATTCTCACCAATGATCCAAGTTGGCCTTGCTTCGCGTATGACCCTAAGCATTTCTGGCCAGAGATAGCGGTCATCGTTCTTGCCTCTTTGCTTCCCAGCATTGGAGAATGGCTGGCAGGGGAATCCACCTGTGAGAAGAGTGACTCCTGCGTATAGCTCGCCTCGTACTTCTCGGATGTCTTTGTGGCATGGCACTTCTGGCCAATGCTTTTTGAGGACTGCTTGTGCGTAGGGTTCGTTGTCACAGAAGCCAACTGTTCTATATCCATTCCACTTGGCTGCCAAGGCAAATCCTCCGATCCCACTAAATAAGTCGAGGTGTGTCTTTTCATTCATACGCTTTGCATCTGGTATGCTTGATCAACCAAGTTCTTGACGCAATTAAAATATTCATTCTCCGCAGTTCCATAGCAATGTATCTCGCTGGTAAATCCGCCAGCCGATAGGGATAGCTTCCATCTCCATCCCTTCTCATCCCACTCCTTCTTCACCTGCATCGCCAGCTCATCCTTTGTTTTCATCGTCACCTCCTACCACCTCCTTGCACACCAGGCTCGCTGCATCGACCATCGTTATGATTTGGATCATATCTATGGCGTGGCCGTGGGACGCGCGATTCCTCTCAACTACAAGCTTATTGCGTGCAATTGCAAGCATATCGCGCGCCCACCTGAGGCGTTTCTTTGCCTCGACCTCCATCACACTCCAGACTTGGCTTTGAACTTGCGTGGCTTGCTCTTGCCTGCTGCTGACAGCGCAATGGCAATCATCTGCTCGCGTGAGCGAGGCTTACCGCCTGCTCCACGCTCGCTACCCTTCTTGCGGTTGTCCGCTGCTAGTTCGCTCATATTTTTCGATACGTTTTTACCTAGTGGCATATTCTGTTTTCCTTTCTTTTTATGGTTGTTCCGACTTGTGAAGATCGTAGTAAAAAGAATCTGTATCCTCCGTCACCCACTTGTCACTCTGATTCTCTACGCTGGGCAGTTCAGTATCAACTCGAAACTGCTTTAGATTGTCTGGCAACTTCTTGGTAACCCAATTCGAGTCGCGCCAGAAGATTCTGTTATTGGGCATGCACAGCAAGTACCCATCATCGCCAGCGAACACATGACCGCACTTGTAGTCGGATGGTTCGTCGCTGTAGGGATTATTAAACCAATCAACTGTGAATAGGTATGTACCCCATACCTTTGTCGCATCCCTAAGTAAGATCTGTGCGCGATGGTAGGCCAGGAAGCTGTACTCGGTTACGGCCACATTCTCGGAGAAGCAGTCCCAAAGCTGTTTGTAGTTAAATGGGATGTCTGCCTCTGGATGGTGCGTATATATCTCTGACAACGGCACGCGACTGCGAAGCATGCCAGAGTCAGTCATAACGTGGAAGGTTAGGATCGCTCCAGCGCAAGATTGCAAGGCGAACACATACACATTGTAGAATTCCTCCCTGTCCGCTTCGTCTTTGGTGAAGAATGATTTTCTTACCATTCCCTTGAAGGATGGGATGTTCTCGTTGAGCGTTGCCATTAGCGGAGCAAGTTAGATGTGTGTGTCATAGATTGTTTGTATCAAAATCTTTTGAAGTCAGCAATTGGAATCTCAACGCATGGCTCATTATCCCTGGGGTCACCGCTGTTCCTTGACATGTAGAATATGGGAAGCTTGCTGTCCTCCTTGATCTCGTAATACCCCATCGCATCCGCCCACTCGATCACATAGAACGTGGGCGCGAATGCAGCGTATAACTTTAGGGATATATACTTCTGGAGCGATAGGCATCGCGTTGGGAATCTGCAAATCTCATAGCTAGTTTTCCTAGCATCAACAAATGCGTACTTATATCCCTTTAGTAACATGGCATCAAATGGATATGCTTTTGGCATATACTTAACCTTACTGCCACAATGCTGGGCAAACGCTTCTATAATACGCTTCTCGTTGGCGATGTCCGCATCGCTCTCATGCATACCGCTCGAACCTCTCATCTCCAGTTAGGACCAGTATACCAAGCCACCAACACCCAGCGTGTTCCCCATATCGGCGCACGCGCACGATGTTCGATGTAAGACGGAAACCAGCACCCTGCTCCCTGCTCGCGGATAAACCTTGCGTTGTCTATGTCCGCCTTTACCTGCAAGCCTCCGCCCAGGTACTCATGTGGAGCGGATAGGTTGACCACCGCCGTAAGCTTGCGGTCACTTCCAGAGAATGTGTCGAAGTGCCACCAAAACTGCTGGAGCGGATTGTATCTCAGGATCTGGAACTGCTGCGCTCCAGTTATATCAAACCTCCAGTACTCGCTGTTAATCGATGCGGTGAGTTCTCCCATTATCGCGTACAGCCATTTGTAATGCTGCGACATCGGAACCCAGCAGGAGGAGCAGGTACGCGCAAATGAATTTCTAGTCTTTCCGTTCTTTTTCAACACAGTCGCGCGCTTCATGCCAATCACCTCGGCATCGTTTCGAATCATGTCGCATTGGCTTGGCGTTAGGACGTACCGATCCACGGATGCGGTAAGCGTCTTTTGAATGAACTTATTTTCCTCCATTTATAACCTCCTTTATGATGTCAACTATTTGTAAGACTATGTACGCGCTCAATGCCAGAAGTGAAATGAGTATTGAAGAGATCAATATAATCCAAGCCACAACCTTGAATACGTCCGAAATGAAATCAACAAATTGCATAGTTTTCCTCCATCATCCTTCGAAGGAGCGTCTTGTTGCCGATCCTAATCCCAGCAGCCCTGCACCACCACCCAATCGTTCCGTTCCTAAAATCCTTCAGCAGTCGTTTCACTTCTGCCGTGTTCCTGTACTCCCAGGCATCATTGATCATCTTGTCCTTCCAATCTGGCGCAAGCTTCATACCACACACAATCCCCCTCCTTCGTAGCATGCGAAGATCCTTAATCGCCTGGATGGCAACTTCGCCAGCAAGCTGTTGTAGTCTCTCGTCGTAATCGCCCTTAGTTAGCTGCGTGGAGATCATCGACGCTTCTTCTTGCGATTGGCTGCTACCCAATGTGCGTAAGTATTCCAAAGCATCGCAGCAGCCTGCGCCTCGCTCTTCGTTTCAAAGATATCCTGCAATGGTGGCAATCCTTCTGGTGGCCTTGCTCCATGCAGGCGAGGTCCGATCACATTGCCTGCGAGAGTGTGAATCCTCCATGCGCCAGCCTCCTCGACCACCTTGACGAAGGTCATCGACCAGCTTCTTTCAGCTTGGCATCGTCTTCTTGGATCTGGCCAGCTAACTTAACCAGATCGTTAGATTGTCCAGCGTAGTGGATAATGTAGGCATCCTTGTACCTATCCAATCCAAAATGCGACTCTACGCTAGTCATGCAGTTGTAGGCTGGGTCGAGCGGAGTCAGCTCCATGCCCCACAAGTGCGCTTGAATGTTCATCCAGGTTTGTTCGCCAAAATGATTGGGGTAACAACCAAACGGAGGGCATGAAAATAAACCAAGGAACTTATTGCTCGCTACGAATACGCCAGTATTGACGTAGAACCTGGGCGTGATCTTTCCGCCAAAACCTTTCGCAAGATCCACCATCCCTTGCTTCCTGTCCAGAAACTCCCCCTCGTCAAAGGCGCAGAAGAAGTGCTGACTACCCTCAGAGTCAGGACCACCAAGATCCTCGCAGTCGTTTGTCACTAGAACGTCAGCGTCTAGGAACATGACCTGCTCATAGCCCCTGGCGAGCATAATGTTTCCGATTGCCAGCTTCGAGTATTGAACTGGCTGCGTAACTGGCTTGTCAATTGCCATGAAGTCAATCGCGTACTTCTTTGCATACGCCTCCATCCTTGGCTGAGTGATGCTTAAAATCTTTTGCCAATCGTCTCCGAATGCTTGAGTGACTAATGCGCGTTTCATTTCTTAATGCCGTATTCCAAGGCTTTCTTTATCACATATTCAATCACAGCTTCCTTATCTTTCTTGAGAAGCCTCATTCCAGTCTTAAACAATTCTGCGCCTGTCTTCTTGTCGTAGTCCACATCCACGAGAACCATCTTTGGTGCTGGTCTTGATTTTCCAAATGTTATTGTTCCTATCTTCATTTCTTTTTGGCCTTTCTTTTCTTCCTTGGTTTTGCTTCCTTCCACACCTTGAAATCAGTATCCAGGTCCACAGATATAAGCATTAGCTTTTGGTACAGCTTCCAGCCCACTCCAAGTGGCAGCAGCGTGATGCTTACGAAGTCTCCTAAGTGATAGAATATTTTCGATAGGATTGTCATTTGCTGATTTCTACTGTCGCGTATTTAGGCAGTCGAGCCTTTTCGTAATCTTTTTTAGATTTAAAAAATAAGTCCAGAACAGGCAATTTGCTTGACCCACTAGCTTTCCTTTGAATGACCGCCGTGCCTGTATCCACAACAACCCACTCTTGTTTAGATCCAACTATATTGACCTTGCTCCAAGCTGGTATGACCCTGTGGTCGGTCGCGCAATGCCGTCCAGCCTTGAGGCGCACACCCTCGCTACTTTGCAGTTTGCTGGTGTAATAGTCTTCACCTGGCCAGTATCCAGTAACGCGCACCTTGATCTTTTTCTTGGGTGGTTGCACATCGACCATGACATTGGATGCCATAGACGTTGATAAAATAAAAATGGCCAATATGGCCAATGTTCTCATTTGCCAGCGTCAAAATCTTCTGTTGCCTGAATGGACAAAAGATCATCAGCTTTTTCCAATAATTCCTTGCTTGGATTCTTGATGTCCTCAGTAGCAGTTGAGATTTCAATCTTTGACATAATCACATTGTTGACCACCTCGGCAAAGTAATGTTCTCTATAGCCAACTGGACCAATATCCTCTTTGATAGTATCAATCTCTGCGTTGCCATACGCAGTATACTTTTCTCCATTAAACTCAAAATCAACACTTACATCTTCCATGATCATAATCTTGTTACCTCTTTCTTTATTTGTGCCAACGTGAACAAGCATCTTACCAGAGCGCGCTCCAAGTGGTCAACGCTTGTTTCTCCGTTGTTATCAGGGCAAGGCATTGACTTGTGGAGCTGCATCTGTGCCGTGGCTAGGTGACGAACAGCCCTAGCGATATGGTAATCGTGGGTAGGCCGATCCTTCTCCAGCCAATCACCATAACCAGACTTGTCCGATCCTTTACCCATAACGCGCCACACGATTTCCTGCGCAGCGTTTCCCATCTCTTGGATTGTTGGTGCAGTCATTTTGCAAGCCTCCTATAGAATTGGTCCAATAACGACTCTAGCCATAAGACATCTGCTGGGTCGATCATAATTTCATCCCAGGAGGCGTATAACCTTTTACCCAAGCCCAAACCTTAAGGAGGGCATTGAATGCAATACCGGATTGGTAAAGCTCGTCATCTTCCCACACCCTTGTCATCAGCTTGCTTGAATCATTTGAAGCAAGCACGATGGATACGCACGCTGCCTTGGGATTCTCGCTCGCGGTCCTATAGGCCCACAACTGCGGACAGTCGGAGGTTTCATAGAACGGATCATATTTGTGATTTACTTTGCGGTTTTTAAGATCGATGATCGCGTCACCAATTCCTTTCAACTTCACATATGCGTCACAACGACCAGCGTACCCTGCGCCAACAAGAGCCTTCTCGCACCAGTAGGTCTTCTCTACGTTTTCGTCCGCCCACTTCTTGAAGGTCGCGATGTAGGGCTGGAGATCTTCATCTTTGCACACAGCGCGTCCCATGAGGATATTCTCGGCCTGTTCGTGCATTCGCGTGCCATGCTCAGCTGCTTTCGATGTTGACTCTTTAGAGTCCTTAACCACTCTTCTAGCGTAATCTTCGAGCGTTTCATTTTCCTCCTTTGGCAAGGTAAGCGATGCCATGATACTTTGTTCAATTTTCCAGTTGGTCAATTGGGGCTTATCCAAAATAGACAAAATCGAAGTGACGCTAGGATACAAACCCATCTTCCTGGCATCGGCCACAGTTGTATTCCGCTCGTTGCCGTTCTTCCCAATTACAACGTGTGCGGATTTTCCGTCTTCGGTATACCAATGACCGCTAGACTCGGTTTGAACAAGTCTAGCTGTCGATGGCTCCTTACTGGTAATAGTAAGTGCCATACAATTTAGAACGGAACCTGGTTGCCGTCTGCGTCAAGTTCAGTTTTGCTGGCAGTAGGTTTCCCTGCTGCCATCTGGAACTCCTTACTGGCGCGAACCTTGTCCTGTAGCCACTCTGGAAGAGCAGCGAAGACTTCGTTCTGGCCATTCTCAATCTCGTAGAACACATGCGAATTAACCGACTCCTTGGGGGCAGTCATGCCCTTGGGCAACTTGCTGATCGCATTGATGGCGCAATACTGCCTGCCTGCCTGCGATGTTTTGTGCATCAGGGTAAGCAGGGCTGCTTTGCCAAGCAGATTCTTGAGACTGAACGATGCCAGCTCTTTCGATGTGAAAGCTGCACCGCGCCAAGACTCAAGGTGCTTGCGGAGCGTGGCACGCTCACCCAGCGAGCGAGTCAACTCAAGACTGACCATCATAGGCTTGGTAACCTTTGTGGTCTTGCCGTTCTCCACCACCTCTCCCTCAATCACCTGGTCAGGCAATTCGAAGGTTAGTCTCACTTTGGGAGACATCTTCTTCTCGCCGTCCCAATTGGTTTCTTGGAGTCCCATGTCAATCAATTGGACCAAGACTCCCATCGTCGATCCTGCTTCAGGCAGTTGACGTTCCGTTGCTTTTGCCGATTCACTTAGTGTTAGGCTCATTTATTTCGTACCTTTCTTTTTTTGGTTTTGGTTTTTGTGTCAGGTGTAAGTTGGACTAGGACTGAAAACAGATTCTTATTTGTTGGGGTTAATAGTTGAGAGATCAGATTGTTCTTGTACATAGAATCCTTTCGCGACTGTTGTGTGTGTTGGTTGATTTGGTGCATATTCAATAGTGACATTGGCAGGCGCGAGTTGTCTAGCTAATTCGCACGCGCTGTCAGCGGTTAGAATAACAAGCCATTCCTTGCGGCCATTACGGCGGAAGAACACCGCTGGGATCTTACCTGCTGGGCAGTCACGCTTCGACTGCTCCATCCACTCCTCAGGCTTTAAAGCTTGACAACGTTTGCCTTCGATATGGAAAGGAAAGTTCTCGCAGACTACGTCACCGCTGCCACCAAGAGGATTGCCAGCATATTGCTGACTACGGCGAGCCTTCTGCCAACCTTGCTCGCGAAGATAATTAGCTAATTCACGTTCCCCTGCTGCGCCTTTTGCCCTGCTATTAATTTTGCCCATTTGTTGGTTTTAGCAGACCAACCCACCGCGCGTCGAGATCTATTTTTAATTAAGCCAAGTTTTATTAGCGTGACTAATATCCTCGTCAAACTTGCGAATCATTGCTTGCATGGTCAACTTCTTGACCATCTTTTGATTCTTCTTTACCCACTCCACCGCCTCGTCAAAAGACTGCGCGTCCTTCAAGCCATCCTCGAAATACTCCCATGCCTCCTTCTCGGTCATAGGTTTTTAAATACACGCCAACCACCTCCTGTCGACGGACAAAGCTTGGTTGTGACAGACCTGCACTTGGCGATGGGCAACAGCCAAAACAGGTCATCGTTCATGCCCCAGCATGCAACGTAATCCACACCACTAATAGCGCGCTTTGGTATGTTAAACCCATTACCACTACTGGTAGTGAAGCGGTACTTGGTACGACCAAGCTCTATGGCTTGGGCGGTCTTAACTTGGATGCGGTAAAACTTGTTATTCTTCTCTGCCACTACGTCGTACCCAGCAAAATCCTCGTAAGGCGTAAGCACATTATATCCGCATCGCAACAACGCACTAGTAACGCGAGCCACCCCTACCGCACCTATTTGCCGTGAACTTAATTTCATTGTTGACGTACTGTAAGAATTAATAGAGACTTATTGTTATGAAAACAATCCAAATTTTATTAATGACTGTTTTGGCCTCAATTGCATTTGCTGATGATGAAGTCGAAATTAATGATTTTGTTGGCGGAGTTTATAAGGGTTCTGGCACAGTTCATACGGCTGGAAGCGTGATTATGACTAGGGAGGGATTGATATTTAAGTCTGGAAGTAGATTCATTTATCAGGATGGGAGAGTGTGCCAGCATGTTGGATCAACATATATTCGCGAGGACAATAGCGTTGTTGTTCGTGCTGGCAGTACATTTGTGTCGAATGAAGGAATAATTGAAAAAGTTGGATCGGCATATATTGGAAATGTTAATTCATTCACGGCTGGATCTACAATTGTTCGTCAATCAAATTGGAATCCTTAAGAATTTGCAAATTGGAAAAGTCTATTCCTTATCCTGTTCTCAAGACCAGCGATAAACTTCTTTCGGCTTGAGTCGTTGTAGGCCAATTCGTACTCGTAGTCCAATTGCGCCTGACTCATAGCCTGCATTAACGCGCGTGGGTGAACTTTGTTGATTGCTTCCAGGGTTTTCGGACCAATCTTGCCATCCACATCAACTTTAATCTTGAGAGCGTTTAGCCCTTTCTGGATAAACCTTGTTGCACCGCCCATCCCTCTATTGAACGCGAGATCTTGCGTGAATGCTTGCATGACTTTAGGCAATTTGGATACGAGTGGGCTGGTGTATTCTTTGATATAGCGCGCTGCCTCTTTCGCCCTTTCCTCCGCTGGCAACTCTGAGAGTTTTTTGAATTCTTCTGGATGGTATTTGTCATTTATCCCAGCTATCTCGTAGCTTCCCCCACCATCTCCGTCAGGCAACTTGTAGATCGCCAAATTGCCGTTGTGATCGAACCTACCCTCAAGCTTGACTGTCTCAATTGCAGCCAATAGGAGCGGATCTACTTCTGTTCCGCTCATAGCACACCCTATTTCTTATTGATTTCTTGCTCAACCGCTTGATTGCGGAGGGCATCGTGAATTTCCTTGATGTCTGGATCTTGGTTGGCTTCGTAAATCTTGTTGAGCGTGGCGATTGCTGCGGATGTGTTGGAGACAGGCTTATTTGCGTTTGTGGCAAGCCAGCTTACAAACTCTGGATTGGTGAATAGTCGAGCAGCCTGGTTCGCACCGACAAGTGTGCCAAGGATACCAGATGCAAATCCAAACTTGCCAGCAGCGACTGATCCAACTCCGCTTGTGATCGTGGCAGGAACAACGACAGCACCAGCAGTTCCTGACGGATTCGCCACAATGCTGGTGCTTTCCCTAATCTTATTGGAAACCCTGGCGATTGTTTCCATGTCATTCTTAAATTTACTTCCGAACCTGCCAAATAGGATGTCCTTTGATGCATTATCAAGCTTGCCGTAGTTCTGTAGGAATTTGGCAGTACTGAATACATCGCCAGTTTCGTCTTGTAGGCCAGCAACTGCCTTGCCCATCCTTGAGATGTAGGCAGCAGACACGGCCTTCTGAGCATCTTTGGGTACTGCGTTGAATACTTCGCGAAGCTTGGTTGGTCCATTGCGAGATCCGCTGATTACTGCTTGGTACGCATCCTCTGGATTCTTATTTAGGATCACAGATTGGATTGAATCCATTGTATCGTGGAATTTCTTGGTATAAACATTCGCCTTCTTGAAGGCAGCTTGAGCCTCTGGCCCTTGTTGCGCTGCTGCGTTCTCAAGATCCTTAGACAATGCTCCGTACAGGCTCTTCCATTGCGCCTTGGGTACGTCTGGAGCCAGATCAACTGTAGCTATCTTCTCGCCAACCCAAGAGCGTAAATCGCGCAATACGTTAAACGGAATTTCTCCAGATGGACTTAATCTCTTTGTCTCCTCAAGCCCACCCAAAAGCGATGTTAGTTGCGTATTGGAAATTGAAGCTTGCAGTTCTGGTGAAGCATTGCCAAGCCTGTTGGTGAACTCATACAATTTACCCATAGTCTCGTCCGAATTAATCGGAGTGCGCTCTGGCATGTATTGGTCAAAACGATTATAAAGAGCCTTTTGGGTCTGCCTCGCCCTTGGCACAAACACCTCAGAGAATCCTTTCTGGATTGCCTTGCCTGCCTCAACTGGTTCCGTGATTGGCGATAGCTGAGTTCTTAGTTCTTCAACTCTTTTGCCAACTTCGGCTTGTTGTGTCATGCCCTTTTCGCGCATTGCAGTCATTCCACTTGGGAATCTTCCTGTGCTTGTTTCGATTGCTTGGGTCAATGGATTCTCGACAGCTTGCGCCAGAGTAGGTGTAGTTCCAGCCTGACCATATAGCTCAATATTCTTGGCAATCTGTTCCTGCGTCTTCCCACCGCGAAGCATTCTTAATATGAAATTTTTAGATGTCTCAGTTGCCCCAGCCATTCCAGCAATCATTGCTGGGATTGGGGAAACTCCAAGCTTGCTGGCAGTAGATGCCACTTGAGTCATTCTTGAAATTGGCGAAGGAGCTATTGATCCAGCCAACCCAACAAGCCCCTGCTCCAGCGGACTTGCGCCAGCTTCTCCAGCAGCAGCAGCAGCTCCAGATCCAAGTCCACCGCCAGCAACCTGCGTCTTTGGCGAAGCACCAAGTATCTCTCCAATTTTCTTAATCGCCTTAGGCGCGCCCTTCATCCCAGCCATAACCTGACCACCCATAACTAGCGGAATCATTTCAGCAACTCCACCCACAACCCTGGACTCAATGCGCTCAAGCGGAGTTTCTGGTTTGGGCAAGCCAATCTGATTCTTGATATCCTCCAGGACTGCGCTGAGTTCTGGTACTTTCCTCTTCTCGTCACCTTGTGCAACGAGCGAATTGTAAACCTTTGCGCCGATATCGGCCAAGAATGCGCTAGAAGCACCAACGCGAGCAGCAGGAGCAGCAACCTCAAATGGCGCGCCTGCTATTGCTCCACCCACCAAACCAACAGTACTAGGAGTAATCGCTTCTCTTGCGATTAGGCCAGCCTGTCTACCCACCATCTCTGGAATGCTTCTTTGTGGAGTGGCAACATCTGCACCCTGTGTTTTTTGCGCAGTCAATTCTGCTGCTTGATCATCTGGAATGAATCCCATAAATTAAGGGGTTAGTGTTCCGCTTTTGCCTTGTATCATAACAGAATCACCATCACCAAATCCAGCAGCCCTAGCCTCTGCTTCGCTTGCAAAGTTTTGTTGCTTATTGACCATGTCCTTCGCCATTTCTGGTGCAATATTCTTTCGGATTCCAAATGAATTGATATCCTCTGGGTCTGAATTAGCATCAAGAACGGATTGAACGGATTTGACTCCAAATCCATTGGCGCGAGCATCAGCAACAAATTTCCTTGCTAAGACTTTCTTTAATTCGCCAAGTCTGTCTTGTGTAAAAATGTTAACCACGGCTGTAGGATTTGCAATTGCCGTCATTAGAACATCCCTATCCTCTTGTGTCATTGTTCCAGGTCCACCGATTGCAATACGCATTTGCCCAGCAAGGGCTGTTCTAATAGCATCCGCTCTAGCCATGAGTCTTGGTCTATCAAAATTACCTTTTGTTTGAACTTCATTTCCAAGTTTAATAAGCTCATCAATTCCGCCAACAGATGATACAAAGTTTGGCACAAGTCCGCGAACTTCATTGGCAGATTTCTCGCTGCTTGCCATTCCTTCAAGACCAGGGATCTTGAGTGCGTTCTGAGCGATCTTCTTGGTCTGAGCATCTTCGTATCCAGACATTTTCCCAATAGTCTGCTCCGCAGCCATGCGTTCTGGTGAACCTTCTGGAAATGAATTAATATACGATATGGCTTTTGCCTTCATCGGAACGAGCTGTTCCAATCTCTGCTGGTAAATCGATCCAATATTTGCTGTGGCTGGAACTGTTCCGCCACCAAGACCTTCTGGTACTGGAAGCGTTCCAGTAAGTTCGCCTAGTTGCTTGCTTGTCGCAGCCTGCGCTGCTTCTGTTCCGATCATCCTCTTGCGCATGTCGTACTCAAGCTCTAGCGCAGGGCGCATCATTTGAGTTGCCATATCCTTTTGCATGACAGGACCAGCAGCTCCCTCTGGAAGCGTAGCTGATGCGGATTGTAAATTCTTAACTCGCTCGCCAGCATATGAAGCAAGCTCGCCCTGCGCTGCCAATTCCTGCTCCAGCGCGCTCCTTAGTCCGCTAAGACGAGCAGCCTCGATTGGCGCGTACTCAGGAGATGCTTTTCTGCGCTTCTCTTCTTCGGATGCAATTTCGCCTTTCAACTTCTCAACCCCAAGCATTCCCTTCTCTCTCTCGGCTCGGAGCGCGGCTTGTCCTTCTGGACTCTTTAGATACTCTTGCTCTGCATTGAATTTCTCAATTTCGCTTTTCAGCTTCGCTATTCCAAGCATCCCTTTCTCTCTCTCGGCTTGGAGCGCGGCTTGGCCTTCTGGACTCTTTAGATACTCCTCTTCGCGAGCAATCTTTTCTAGGTTTGAACGCAAAAGATCTTGCTGAAGCTTTCTTGTTTCACGCTCCCTAGCCTTATCTTGTTCCTCCAATGCTTTTTCGGCACGATATTTCCTAATACTATCCATTTGCCAAGGCATTGGGATAAGCGGATCTTGTGGATCTAAACCTAGAGCATTAACTGCCATAAATTATCCTATTTTCCCATCCATCCATTTTCGAATAATTGCCTTTATTTTGGGCTTGTTTCGTATCGATTCTGCAATTCTTT